CTCATTTTTTTACACATTATAAACGCATTAAAAAAATAAAATAATATAAAAAAATAATTTTCTACTTATAATATATAATACTATGAACCAAGCCAAAAACCAAGCCGTTATTTTTAACAATCTTCAAGACGCTACAACCTCAATTAATGAAATGAAAAATATAATAGATTTAAAGGAAAACATTATAGAAGATCATTTTTATTCGACGGTTGCTTTATATTTTTGTTATGCTTTTAAAAATGGAACTTTTAGCATAAAACAGGAAAACAACTATATAAAAGAAAAAATATATTATATAGAAGCGTTAGAAGGCGATCGAACTTTTTACTTAGTTGAAGTTTTTGAAACCGCTGAAAATACTTATTTATTAAAATTTAAAATTAGGGCTTATGACTATAGGGGAAGAATAATAGTGACAATTATTAATGAACCTATTTTTATAACTCCAATAAGAGAGTATAAAAGTTTTAATAATTTTATTTTATTTAGAGATGAACTACTTAAAAAATTTGATTATTTCATAAATAAAAATAAAAATATGGTTATTTTACCAATTGACATGCAAGCAAAAATAAATAAAATTATGAAATATTTAAAAAGTATGGACTTATACAATATGACAGATTTATATGACTATTATAATAATTTGGGAATATATCAAAATGTTAATAATTAAATCTACACATAAAAAACGCTTAAAGATTATTTAATATAGAAAAATAATATAATATTTTTTTTCTATTTATAGATTATATAGAATGACCACGCATAGAGTTATAACAGATTTTGAATACGATTTTGACAATTTTGATGGTATCTTTGACAATATAAAAGATATATCTATTTATTTTATTAATTCATTATTACAAGATGGAAAAACAAGAACATTAAACAATATGATGGAAGACGGTCAAGGCTTTAAATTTAATGACGCATTTTATAATAAAATTGATGGTTCATTAAGTTTTAAAAATGTTTATACATCTAAACAAAAGAAACATAATGCAGTAATAAAATATAAAATGAATAACATAGAGACCGAAATATTAATTTATTTATTAATAAATAAAAGTCAATCAATTGACCAAACAAAAGTGCCAGCCAGAATTTTAACACCTTTTAATAATTTTAAAGATTTACCTTTTTTCGATATATTTTATGAAGCATTTGAAAAACAAATAAAATTTTTAGATAGTGAAAAAAAAACAAAAAAAGAAATAATTACAGTTGAAACAAAAGTCAAAACAGGTAAAAGAGGACGACCAAAGACCATAAAACAAGAAGAAGAACGGGAAATATTAGTCGGGTATATTCCTCAAGGATTTAAAAGAGTCATAAAACCAAATACAAATTTATATAAAAAGTATTACGGAGATATTAAACTTTATGACCCAAAACCGCAAGACTTAAGCAATTTTGATATAATTAATAATGATTATGATCATTGTGTTTTAGGATGGATCAAGGAAAATTTAAATAAAAGAGATTATAATCTATATAAAGATAACATAGAATGGACATATAATGACTTATTAAATTTAGCAATGAAACATAATTTTTCGCTACAATTAAAAGATAGAACAGGAGGAATAATAGAAGAATATGACCACGACAACACAAAGAAAAATAATATTAAAAAATTAAACGCTATTATATGCAATGGTCATTTATACATTGAAAAGAAAAATAAAAAAGAACCTATGATAGATATAATAGTTCACGGAAAGCATATAATAACTAATGAACAAGATTATAATTTATTAGATGAAACCGAACTTGAAAACACAACATCCGTTCAATTTAAATATTATATTGGAGACACTGAAATAAATAAAAAAGATATAATTAATTTAATTGAGTCATCAATAAATAAAAATATAATAATAGATAATAGTTTATTTGAATATATAAAAAATACATTAACAACAAATAAAATATTAAATGATTATAATGATAAAACTTTTAAATATAAAACAAATAATATAATCGTATTAAATGACTATTTATTAGACCAAAAAAAAATATTAATAGATGCAGAAAAGGAAAAAATAAAATCATTTAATAATTATATAAATAGTATTTGTAAATTAAGAGGATATTTAAATAATGATACATATAAATTATTTGAAGACATCCAAAAAATAAGATATTATAAAACACAATCAAAATTTAATATACAATATGATGCCAATAAATCATACCCATCTAAATTATTAAATAAAAATTATGTTTTCGGTGTTCCTTCTATTTCTGACGAATTTATAAATTATGATAATTCACCAATTGAAGACTTTTATTGGTATGAAATAGAATTAAATAATTACGACTTAATATTAGCACCTCAAAATGGTATTTATTGCGGATATGCTGTAAGGATCTTAAAAAATGAAAATAGATTAAATAAAATAATAAAAGTATTAAAAATAAGTAATTACATGCAAATAAATCCAGAAGACATTAAACATATAAATATATTTTATTTAACAATATATATCGGATGGCTACGTAATACCGAAAATATTGATATAAAATATTACGATAATTTAACGGATAACAATGAAATAAACGCACTATTAAATAAATATGGAGAAGAGGCGGAATACTCTGAAAAAGACAAACAGTTAATAATTACAAAACAATATAAAAAATTATCATCGGGTATTATTGCAAACTCTCAAATTATTGAATTAAATAATATTGAATTATATAAACTAAAAAATGAATTTATGAAACTTAATCCAAATTCATATATAACACATCTAAAAACAGACGCGATAGGATTTTTAAGTGCTGATAATATAAAACACCCTTCAATGGTAAAAGGAGAAGATGCCATAGGATTTTTTAAGATAGAAAAAGATTTTAGTAATAATAAATATCAATATAGTCCAATAGTTCCAACATTTACCAATAATTATTCATTTATAAAAGATAATAACAATAATGTTAATATGTTAAATGAAATAAATTATAAAGATATTATTGATAAAAAATTATCATTTGGTTTATTTGGTGCAGGTGGATATGGTAAAACATATTATATAAAGAATTCAATTATTCCATATTTAGAAAAAATAAATAAAAAATATATATTAGCATCAACAACAATTGAAAATGCATCAGATATAAAAGGAATTACAATACAATCATTATTCCATAATAAAACAGAGTTTGAAATAAAAAATATTTTTGACGGTATAACATATTTAATAATTGACGAATCAAGCCAACTTACCCAACAATTATATAAACGATTAGAACAATTAAAAGAATATAACGTTAAATTTATATTAATTGGCGATGAGTGCCAAACACATAGCGTCGATTCTTCTACTTCATTATTACGGTCAAATTTTACATATAAATTATTAGATTATAATGTCATGCTAAAAGAACACAATAAAAAATATTGTAGATATGATGAAGAACTTAATAAACATTTACAATTTATAAGAAATAATTTTAATAATATTGATTTAATAAAGAATTATGTTTATAAAAATTTTCAAATAACAAATGAAAAAAACACAGCCATAAATATTGCATACTTTCATAAAACTTGTGATAATAACGAAAATTGCCACACCGTTCATAGTTATCAAGGAAAAACAATCAATGAACCATTTACAATATATAATATATATCAAATGTCATCATATCTAATATACACAGCATTATCAAGAGCAACAAAATACAATAATATTTTTATTTTTAAACAATAATTTTTAAATAATATAGTTTTTTATTTTCTATACATAATAATATATATAGAATGGAACAACAAAATTTAATATTTTTAGATTTATTCAAGCTAAATAACGACATTTCTTTAAATGAAGTTAATGAACAACAAGACATAAAGAAAAGAGGACGTCCAAAAATTATCTTTACAATTGAAGATAAACAAAAACATAAAAAAATAAGTAATGACCGACCAGAAGAAAAAAAAAGACGATTAGAATATAATAAAAAATATTATAATGAGCATTCAAATATAATAAATTGTGAATGTTCTGGAAGGTATATAGCCCATAATTTAAAATATCATTTATCAACAAAAAAACACCAAAAATATATAAATGAATTAAATAATAAACAATAATCATGGACTCTCATTTTTAATATTATGTAATAGATGTTCATCAAAACCGTTTAAATAATCATTATATATAAAATTTTTATCATCATTTGATAATATTTCAATTAATCTATATATATTTTGATTGACCACGAGTTGTTGTTTTCTAATAAATTTTAATAGTTTTATCAATTTTGTGCTTTCAATTGAATTAATATTTGATGTTAAAAATGATAAAGATGAACATAAATTTCCAATGTTCGTAATCATCAATTCGGCTTGTTCATCTGTTTTTCCATCAAACTCATTCAATAAATCATCTAACGAAATTTTATTTTCAAACGACATTTTTATTATATATATAATAAAAAGATATTTTTTTTTTCGTAATATATAATATAATATACAAATGGAAATGGATGGAAATTTTGACCCGAATAGTCTATATTCTTCTGGTGGATATGGTCTTGGTGGATATAGTCTTGGTGGTAGCTTTGCTAGATCTCTGAAAAAATGGGCAAAAGGTGGAGCGATGCATCATCGTGCTGGTTCATTACATCATCGAGTTGGCGTTTGTCATAGTTGTGGTGGTGAAATGCTTGGTGGTAAAGGCACATCAGATGGAGCAAAAAAGGGATGGGCTACAAGACTTGCAAAACGTGCTCCAGCTGTTGTTGAACAAGTTGTTGAACAATTTGCTGAAGTTCCCCAAGTTCATCAGGTTCATCATCCTAAAATAACGGTTCCACAGCTAAAAGCACTCGCTAAACATCAAGGAATTAAAGGATTTAGTAAAATGAAAAAAGCACAACTTCTTAATGTTGTTTCTATTCCAGCAAACTTACCACGACACGTTAAAAAAACACATAAAGGGAAAAAAGCACATAAAAAGGTTGTCGATCCAGCTTTAAAAGAATTAAATAAACTAACAAAAGCAGAAATTATCCAACAATTAGTTTCAATCGGATATCCTCATTCTCCAAAAGCATTAAAAAAAGATTTAGTAAATATTCTTTATAATCAAATGCATGTGTTTTAATTTATTTAATTAAAATTATTTTATCTACATATTATAATATATGGATAAAAAACCAGCACACTTATTTAAAGAAGAATTAAAAAATAATTTAAACAATATGTTTGATATAAAAAAAACAACATTAAGAGAAAGAAGAGAAGCCCGTCATCAATTACAAAATGAGATTGAACAAGAATTAATAAATGCTAATGTTTCACTATTAAAAAAGATAATAGTATTAATAAAAGCACATAATTTTCAAATAGAAAAACATAAAAAATATTATTAATTATTATAGATATATTTTTTTTATTTTTATAATATATATCAGTAATTATCAATGTCTTTAAGTTTAGAACCAGAAAATGACCATTCAATTAATATTGCCAATATTTACGGTAAAAATAAAAACAATATTTTTTTAAATGATAATGGTTTTGACTTTGATAATATAGGAGACAAAAAAATGGGAGTTAAAAAAATAGTTCTACAAGACGATAGAGATTTTATTTTTCCTCTTGTTAATGACCATAGAAACGGAACAAATGACCGCATTTTTATATGTGGTAAAAGTGGTTGTGGTAAAACATATAAATTTATTAGACCTTATATAAAACATTTTTTAAGTAAATATCCATCATCAAAAGTTTATTTTTTTTCTTCAAAATTAGAGGATAAAGCAGTGGATGACTTACCAATAATAAGAGTAAAAGTCGACGATAAATTTGTCGAATCACCACCAGATATACGTTTATTTACAAATAAAAATAAAAATCCAAATTTAGTCGTATTTGATGATGTTCAAGATTATAAAACAAATACAATAAATAAAGCGGTTCAACGTTTAAGAGATGAAATATTGAGAAATGGTAGGTCATTAGGTTTATATATTATTTATGTATGGCATAAACCAGCAGATTATAAGAACACAGAAATACAAATATTTGAATCTACGGCAACTGTTTGTTTTCCTAAAACGTCGGGGCATGATGATTATGATTATATGTTGAAGCGTTATTTAGGAGTATCAAAAGATGAAACAAAAAAAATATTAAAGAATGCTAAATCAAATTATGTATATATCACAAAAAAATCGCCAGCTGTCGCAATATCTGACAAATATATTTTAGTTTTATAAATATATATTATTATAATATAGAATGTTTATAAGTAGTTGTGAAAAATGCAATAGCCCATTATATACTGAAGATTATACGACAATTTGTTTTGCATGTAAGTTGGAAGGTGTTGCACGACCTGATTTTACAATTGAACTTATAAAATATAAATGCAAACAAGAGATAGAAGTATTAAAAGGAAGAATTGAAATGCAATTTGAAAGAGCATCCTTATATTTAATTAGATTAGATGAAGAACAACCAAACAAAGAATATATTGAACGGCGTATTGCTATTATTGATGATATTAATAAATCAATATTAGAAATTGAAAAAAAATTAAATATTTATATGTCGGTATAATATAATGGATATAAAAGAATTAATTTATACCCCATTGAGTGGTGAAGAAATGTTAAATTATAATCCAGATTCAAGATTATATAAATATACAGATTTATACGATTATAATGACATAGATGACGTATTCAACCATTTTAATAAAATAATATTATTATATTTAACAACATCGTTTAATAATGGTCATTGGGTTTGCTTGTTTAGAAATGGAGATAAAATAAGTTTTTTTGATTCATATGGATATAATGTTGATGATGAAGAACAATTTATTAAAGATCCAGAATTAAGAGCAGAATTTGGTGAAGATTATAAATATTTATTAGATCTATTAAAAAAAAGTAATTATTCAATTGATTATAATCCATATAAATTACAGGGAAAATATACATACACTTGTGGTCGTTATGTGTCATTACGTCTATTAAATAAACATTTAAATAATGAAGATTTTATAAATAGATTTTTCAGCACAAAAGAAAATCCAGATATAACAGTTTGCAAATTAATTAATTAAATAAAAATTTATATATTAATATAATATATAAATGTCAGATATTATTTATTACAATGTTTCAATTAATGCAGGTGGAACGGGTGCAAGTTATAGCAATGCGTCAATTGTTGCCCAGAACTCTTTGCCTATATTAGAAAAACCAAGTGATTATTATGGCTCAATCGTTCGTTTAAATGTTCCACAATATGATATCCCACTCGCATATTTTGATGTGCTTGTTGATAATTCTGGTGTCGTTTCTGATATAAATAAAGGTATAATTAATTTCACGCTTGAATATGGAACAAATTCTGTCACAAAATATGTATATTGGATACAACAAGATTTTACAGTTCAGCCACCTCCAGCAAACACGCCAAAGCCTGTACCATCAAAATATTATTTTATATATGATTATGAAACTTATATTAAATGTTGGAATACGGCATTAAGTCAAGCATATGATGCACTACAAACAATTGTGGGTGCACCATTAACTGCAAATACTCCACCATTTTTTTATTATAACCCATCCACACAATATATTTCATTATATTCTATTCAGTCCTTCACAGAACCAAATGGTGGAAATTATTTAAAAATATACGCAAATCAGCAAATATCTCCATATATTAAGGGTTTTAGATATATCGCATACGATGACCCGATAAAAAATATATTATTTAACGTTGAAAGCTATCCAAACCAAACATATCCATTAAATAATATAACAGTATCGGGCAAAGTTTATATACAAATTCAACAGGAATACGTATCTTTGAATTATTGGAATATGTTGCAAAATATATATATAACAACAACAATGCCCATAGCGTTAGAAGGATATTATATAGGACTTCCAGAAAATGTCAATAGTTTAGGTCAAAATTTACTACTACAAGGAACACTCACAGACTATATTCCAGATTTGACATTAGGGCAACAAGCAGGAACAGCAGGTTCACAATTCATATATAATGCCTCATCTTTATGGCGTTTGTTTCAAATGCTAACCGATACGCCTTTATATAATATTTCGTGTTCAATCTATTACACTGATATAAATAATAATATATGGCCATTGACATTATTTACAAGGCAACAAGCTAATATTAAATTTATGTTTATAAAGAAAAAACTAATAGGCAATTTTATTTCGGCGAGACTATAAGAAAATAATTTATTTTAGTATAAAATAATATATAATTGTATATTATAATATGGCACAATTTATTAGAGTTCGTGATGAGAGATTGAATACTTGCAATGCAAGCGATGCGACGTATATAGTGAAAGAAGGAGCAAGAACTTCATACACTGTATTACCTCCTCAAAGTGTTAATACTGGCTCACTTGTTTATCAATTAAATAATGTCGGTCCAAACGTAGGGAGAAATCGTCAAATTTGGGTGAATCCCCAAGCAACTGTTGTGATTACTGGTACCGGTCTCACAAATCCTGTTGAAGGTCAATTAGGTCTTAAAGCATGGCCATTCAATAGAAATATATCACAGGCACAACATACAATTAATAATGCTCCAGATACATATCTTACAAATCAATTTATTGATTTAATTACACGCCTTAAGTGTGAAGCTACAGATATGAGACCATATGATAATGTTCAACCAGATAATTGCGTTGATTATCTAACCGGAATCGCTGGCATTTCCCCTATTGTTAATTATACATCGGTCGCACAAGGTGATGTATATACTCCACGTAATGTTGGTATTGTTTCTGCTATTGCGTCTGGTGGTGGCACTGTTCTTACTGTCACCCTTAATTGGTGGGAACCACTTATCACACCTTTTTCTGCTGTTGGTTCTAATAATAAAAATCTTCCTGCTATTTATAGCATTGATGGTGAAACAATCAACCTTGTTTTCGCCAATGGTATGTCTGACCTCTTAGCGTATCATTTTGCCGGAGCAACTATTACTGGTCAAACTGTAAATCTTACATCTTGCAGTATATATGTTGAATATATTACTGCGTATGATTTAATGCTTCCAGAAACTTCATTATATCAATATGAAAAATTCCAACGTTTCCAAACTCCAATCACTGGTGGAACTCTTGCACCTTCTTCAAACCAAACCGTGACAGTTCAAGTCAATGCGCAAACATATCCATCAAAACTTCTTATCTGTGTAAGAAGTCCAGAAACTGCAAGAAACGCGTCAACACCTGATTGTTATGCATCAATAACTGGTATTCAAGTTCAACTTGATAATGGTGCCACTCTTCTTAATGGTGCAAGTCAAAGACAACTTTATGCAATTTCAAGACAAAATGGTTTAACCGACGTTTGGCCTGTATTCGCTCAATATAATCTTGCTGGTATTACTGGCGGGAATTATTATGGTTCTGGTTCTGTTCTTGTTCTTGATCCTGCAAAAGATTTATCAATTTCACAAGAAGAAGGTCTTACAAATAGTTCAGCGGGTAAATTCACAATTACCCTCAATATTACTTTTTCAAATGTTCAGCCAATTGTTCAAGCTACTGCTTATGTTTTTACTGTAAATGATGCAGTTTTAATCCGTTCCGGTCGCTCATACAATTATAAACTCCTCGCATATTCAAAAGAAGAAGTCGCAAATGCTCGTCGTAGTGCTACATATATTGAAATGCACGAATATGATGAACATAAGATGAGTAATCTTTTCTTATCTGGTGGTTCATTTAAATCATTCTTTATGAATCTTTGGAAAAATAAGGATAAGGTAATCCATCATGCAAAACAAGCATACGACATCGGGAAACAAGCGCATAGTCTTTATAAAGAAGTAAAAGGTGGTATGCCTCTCGGTGGATATAGTCTTGGTGGTAGTGGTATGAAAATGTATTATGATTAAATTATATGAATAATCATTTATTATAAAATTTTATATGTTATTATAATATATAAAATGTCAATTAATTTATTATTCACGAATCCATCGGAACCATTAGTAAAAATGAATATGGAAACGTGGGCAAATCTTGCAGAAGGTGGTGGTGGAAGTGGTTTATCTGATGTAAGTTCAACCAATTCTAATTTAATAACACCATCACCAGTTGGAGGAGTTCAACTAATAACATTATCGTCTAATTTATCCGGTTTAAATAGTGTAAATAGTGCAAGTGTTGTCACAAGTTCATTGACGTCATACAATTCAATAAATGCTAATAAATCATTGACCGTTTCTGGTATTGTTTATCCTTCAGTTCTTGGTTCTAATGGCCAAGTATTAGGAGTCAGTGGTGGTCAATTTTCGTTTTTTGATGTTAGCGGAGGAAATATATATAATTCAGGAAATCAAATAACAGTTGATTCAAGTAATAATATTAATTTAAATGTAGATATTAGTTTAAATAGTATTATCGTCAATGATATATCTTCTAATTATTTAAGTGTTTCAAATGATCCAGTCAATTCGCTTGATGTTGTTAATTTACAATATTTTAATAATAATCTTATAATACCGCTTTCAGGTAATCAAATCAATGTGGATGTTGATAATACTATTAATTTAAAAACAGATATCGACGTTTCAAGTGTCAATACATCTACCATGACTGTTTCTGGTGTTGTTTATCCAAATATAATCGGTTCCGATGGTCAAGTTCTTGGGGTATCATCTGGTGTATTATCTTTTATTGATGTATCTGGAAGTGGAAATTTAAATTATTTATCAACATATTATGATATTACTAATTATGTGGCAGGAGACTTGCAAAATGCTTTAAATATAAATTCTGCATTATATTCAACTTATGGACAACCAACGACGATGTATTTGTCATCTGGTATAGATATGTCTAGCAATCTTGATTTTACATATACCAATATGACGGTAGAAGGTGCAGTTATACCAAGTAATTATTCATTTTATACAGGTAAAAATAATGGAACAGCATTAATGGGTGCAATAAGTATTATTGATAATTGTAATTATATGTGTTTCAATAATTTAGTTTTAGGTAATACGGTTTGTAAGTCAAATTTAAATGGTATGATATATTTTAATAATTGTTGTTTTAGTGATGGTATTGCTTTTAGTGGAAATAATAGTTATATATTTAATAATTGTTCATTTGCATCGATATTTTTAATTCCATTTGTATTGCCCTATTTAGGTACAAATATTAGTCTCGTAAATTGTAATTTAACAAATGTCGATCCATCAAGTTTAATAAGCGTCACAAGTCCTGATAAATTAACACTAACAAATTGTTATGGATATAGCACTTCAATTTTCCAAAATGGGTCTAATTGTATTATTAATGGTCAAAACGGAGTTCAAGAAGTATTGCAAGGAACAAATATTGTTATAACTGGTTCTTCTATAAACCCTACCGTTTCTGTTAATCCAACATTGACGGTTTCTGATGTTATTACTAAATCATTAACCGTTTCTGGTATTGTTTATCCAAATACAATCGGTTCAAATGGCCAAGTATTAGGTGTTTCGTCTGGTGTATTATCATATATAACTCAGCCTCCAAATACATTAAATGAATTAACAACGTATTATAATTTTACTCCTTATGTTAGTGGTGGATTACAAAGTGCATTCAATGCGAATTCTGCTTTACAAATAACATATGGACAACCTACAAGTATTATCCTCGGTTGTGGTCGTGATTCATCAAGCAATATTGATTTTACTTATACAAATATGACGGTTCAAGGGCAAGTTATTACAAGCAATTATAATTATGCGGGTCTTCAAAATAATGCGACTAATATAATGGGGCATACAAATATTGATATTAGTTGCAATAATTGTTGTTTTAATAATATTGTTTTTGGTGATGTATCTTGTAATTCAACACAATTTGGAACAATTTATTTTAATAATTGTTATTTTAGTAATGGAATCCAATTTTCTGGAAATAATACATACATTTTTAATAATTGTTCTTTCCTACAAGTTTTCTCAGTTCCAAGTTATACCGGTTCAAGTATATCATTAATAAATTGTAATCTCGTCACGGTTTCTCCATTATCTGTTATATCAACGATGCCACCTCAATTATTGTTAATAAATTGTTATAATGTTAATTCAAATGTATTCAAAAATAATACGAACTGCACAATGACACCAAGCAATACGCAACGATATACAAATCTTATGGCATTTACTGCTGGAGATGTAATTAATATGAATATTGAATTAGTTTTAACGGGTGATTTAGTTTCTGTAAATTTTAATACGGCAAATTTTAAACCTTATGGCATTTATGTACCAGTTGATTCGGCAAGCACATCGTATGAGGTTTTTAGGTCTAATTTTGCGGTTCCATCTGCTTTTATTCCTTATTATAGTCAAACTATCGCAACAACTTATGGTGGTATTTATAATGTGGGAGGAACAATCACATTGACAGGACAACAACCAATTACAATAAGTATTGATTCTTCTGGATATTTGTATATAATGCAACCATATAATACTGCATGGGAATTTGGAAATGGTTATTCTTTTAGTTGTATTAATTTAATGAATGTAAGCGATGCAACTGGATACTCTGGTGCATCAATTAGTGGCTCTTATTCGGTTTCAATAATTTAAGTTATTTAATTATTTATTAAAATGATTAAATTAATTATTAAACATAATTTAAATTATCCATTGGATAATGTGATAAAAATGTGGGCATGCGACTATGAAGGCCGGTTCCTTGAATCAGTTTATTCCCTGCTGATGTAAATGGTTTCGCAGCGAGTGCAACTTCTTGAACTACTGGAATCGGTAAAGCACTCAATATATCAACACCTTTTGAAATTACATCTCCAATTACTTTTCTATTATCATAAATGAATTTTCCAGCAGGTTTTAGAACTTTATTATATACTGTTTCACCTGCTGACTTAAAAGCATTCCCAACTTTTGACGCAGCAGATTTGAAAAAATTCCCAATTTTACCCCAAAAAGAACCACCAGTTAATTCGTGAACATTATGCATATTTCGTCTACTTTCGTGCTCATTTCTTGCAGATTGTATATGGTCTATATGTTCTCCAATATGATGACGTAAATAATTGAATTCCTCATCATAATTTTTTAGAACTTCGTGGGTAAAACGTATTAGAGTGTGGATAGCGTGTAAAACTTCTGGTCTTACGCTGTGTAATTGCATGTGTCTTTCATTTGGACAATTAAAAAAATCTACTAAATGATGACGATTTTTGACGATGTGTTGAATATCTTTTTCCATATATATTATATGTTAGAATAAAATAAAATATAAATTATTTTCATATTATATAGATGTCTGAATGGGTCAAAATACTTTTTCAAAATGTGAGAGCAATGTGTCGTTGCAAGTCGGCATGCTGTGTTTTTAATAGTGATGTTGATATGCTTACAAGACAGAATACGATAACAGAAAATAATAATAAAACATATGGAACATTGAATGAAGAACCAATAAAATAAATTTTTTATTCTTTATATATAATATATGAATTCACATCGCTGTCATTGTTATGACGATCTAGAAGGAGAAGGGTTTTTTGATTATATTAAAAATATATTCAATCCTACAAAATCAATGGATACTGAAAAATATTTGGAAAAATATGGAAATTATACAATAAATGAAATTTGTATATATAGAACACCAGTTCAAAAGATACTACAAAAAATTTTAAATTTAATAAGCGTTGGACAATTTGAAAAAGAAAAGAAAAAATTAAATTATGATGATGTATTCCATTTATATACAATTATTAAATTGGAAAACAATGGGAAAACTGTATATATAAGGATTGAAAAACAACCGAATATCGTCATAGCAGAACAAAAAAACTTTTTACCAGTTGAAAAAGGTGGAGAAATGTTGCACGTTGTTTTGGATAGACCTGTTTTATTTGCTAATGTTTTAAATATAGCAAAAGAAACAATGGGTGATGAATATTATAAATATTCTAATCCGTATAATAATTGTCAAACATTTATTTTTAATTTAGTTTCGGCGATGTATAAATTAAATAATCAAACATTGCCAGAAAATTTATTAAATTTTATTTTACAAAATGTCGAAGATGCCGTAAAAGGAACAACCAGAAACGTTTCAAATTTTGTCACAAATCTTGGACATTTTTTTGGAAGAATAATGGGTCATGGATTAGAAGGAGGAACATTAAATGAAGATAACAGTATTATACATTATTATCGGGGTTTTTAAATTTACCATAATATATTTATGGCCAGATTATTTTTACTTATTGGATTTCTTTTCCAGTTTCCGGATATATTGGAAGCTCTTGAAATATATAAATATTGTTTATGTTGTGCAGTTCCTTTTGGTATCATATTCATTTTTTCAAGGAGCGAGTATATAATAAAATCTCCATTACCGTTTGACCCAAAATATATATTTTTATTACCATTTTTATATATTAATTTATGTTTTATATCATTACTTAAATATAAATTATCTGGATCAAGTCCATAATTTAAGGCATTGTTTTTTGCTATATTTAAATATATATTTGGAGGTATTCCATAATTTTTTAAAAATGTTTCAAAATACATTATATTATATAATATATTTAGTTATTAATTTTATATTTATTCATCATTTCTTGAAGTTCTTGGCGTTCAATCATTTTTTTATAACAAGTCTTGTGATATTTTCTTGTTTTCCAATCTTGGGTGACTTTAAAATTTCTTATAGCACAATTACAAAATAAACAATCATTTCTTTTATCCATATTTATATTATACATAGAAAAAAATTATTTATAATATTTGTTTGCGTTTAATTCGTGAATAATAACTGCTCTCATTTGTGCAAGTGCATGTTTATATTCCATTGGTTCTCTACTTAAATGTTCTTTAGGGTGTTTTTTACTAACAACCCAATATAAATTCCGATTCGGTGCTTTTCTTAATTTATAAGGCATATAAATTAAGATTATATAATATTTTTTGTTAAAAATAACGGCTTGGTTTTTGGCTTGGTTCATAGTATTATATATTATAAGTAGAAAATTATTTTTTTATATTATTTTATTTTTTTAATGCGTTTATAATGTGTAAAAAAATGAG